CCAAAGCCCGACATCAATCGCACGCTCTGCTTGATCAAGTTCTCGCTCAGCAGCCTCATCATTCATATTAATGATCATTACTTGGAAGCCAATACGACAAGTATCAAGGAAGCTGATAGCGCCGTGAGCGCCTCTGTTTCCGTCAGAACTATCTGGCACCGCCATTCGGCTCATCATATAAACGCCGAGCAACGGCAACTCCTTCTTTTGTATTTGCCCAGCATGCGGATTACGCCGGACACTAAACAATGAAAAATATGGCAACCGTTGCAACGCCATCAAGAATGATTCGCGTAAAACCCAAGCACCAGTTTGAGTTTGTAGCGATGGACCATCAGGCGGAACAGGAACGCGGTACGGATTAAGGCTCATGGCTTATTTGTATCGACCTTGCGTAGAGTGAACTTGGTAACAAGTTGATTGGCATCATATGGATCGACATCGGTAATTTGATACGATCCTAGGGCCGGATTGCCAGAAATCGGATCGGCCGGAATATCAACTGTGTCGCCCGTATCTGGAACCTTGGGAAATTCTTCATTCAAGATATCAAGAATGGTCGTTTGATCCGAATAAACGGTTTCAGCTTCAGAAATGATTTCTGCATCGTAAGTGCTAAAATATCCGCGCCCAGATTGAGTTCCACCAGATTGATATGTAACAGTAATGGGTCGTGCCCACTCATCGAACGCAATAATGAACAACTCGTTGGGAAGATTATGGACCGCCATCTATCCCGCCTGCGACCATTGTTTCGCCTTCGCCCAATTGAGATTAGTTCTGACGAACTCATTGCCACGTTCGATCAACAGTCCTTGAAGTTCTTGCCGTAAGATCGGACGTGTAGACCAAGGTCCCCGTCGCACAACCACCTTCTTCTTTTTCTTGCGCCGCCTCGACACCATCAATGCCTTACGTCGTAATTGCGCCTTCAATTGCTTCGTTGCTGCGCGCTTATATCTCCGGCCCTCCTTGGTCGCGCCCGCGCGATAGCCAGCAGACTTCAATGTCTCATATAACGAGTGCGGATGAACAGTCGCAAGCGCATAACCCGCGCGCCGCGCGCGGAGAGTGAATGGCTTTTGCCGGTTCATATCGTCGGTTTGCCAATCGTCCGTAAATTGTCCAATGCCGACCGCCTTCATCCAGCCAATTTGATTCTTCATCGCTTCAAGTATCGAGCCAATCGCAGTTGTGTCGATTTGAATATCCATTGCGCTCAAACTTCGTGATGCATGTAATGATAGAGAATGGAACGAAGCGCATCATCTGTTCCTACACCCTTACCTCCCGATGTCGCCAACATATTCTGAGCCTGCAAAATTTTGCTAGGATCGTGATACATCACTCGGCTATCGCGATGAGCGATCATCCGCACGCCACTCGCTAGCGCCGCACCGCCTGAGCCGCCAATCTTGGCCGCTAAGTAACTTTGTTTATTGAGAAGTGCAACCGCTTGCTTCAATGGGAGCGGCGCTTGAGCAGGTAGATCATACCCACCAGTATACGTGACCACCACGTTTGTTGCCGTTGAGCCCACAGAAATTTTTCCAGCCGCCTCATCGACCATGAAGCCGCCGTAGTAGCCATAATACGATCCTCCAATAGAGATGTTTTCAATATCCTCTTCTCTCACCGGCCAATGTGAAAGAAAAATACGGCCATCTTGAACCTCACCCCAACTTTCCTCGACGCGCTCGCGCGCGAAGATACGATTACAATATCGCATAATCATTGCCGAATTGACATCGGTGAAAAATTGTAGCTGTTGGTCCATCGAGTTGTCGCTGAGCGCCATACCCAGCATCATCTTGGCTTCTTCAAGCGTCATGAGCTCATATGACGAAGCCGCGTCGAGAACCTTGATGAAGCGATCAGCCATTATGGATAGCTCACATCGTGAGTGATGGTGATTGCGCCAGCAGCAGGTGTCCAAACTTTGCTGTTGAGAGTGATCTGGCAATCCCAAACATACGCGCCGTTCAAGCTTTGGGATGCTGAACCTGGAAGGCTGAGAGTAATTACATTCGCGTTTACGGATGATGTAAAGGATGCAGCAGGTGGATCTGGCGTCTCTGGGCGTTGACGGATTTGTGCCAAAATAGTAGCACTTGTCATATCAACAGCGGCACCTTCACTATCCGTGATCGGCAACTCGAACGCCAGATCATCACCCGCATAAGTCACGATATTGATTTGAGCTGGAAGTTGGGTAACGCTTCCAGCAACTGTCGTACCAGGAACAGGAGTTCCGATTACTCTCGGAGCAGAACCAACACCGCTCTCGATCACACGCAATCTTGGCGGTGGATACACGGAGCCTTGCGGAGCAGGAAGCGTCATGATCCCATTCCCTTCCGTTCCATATCGAATTGTTCAAACAAGGCCCGCAAGTTGAACTCTGGACCTTCTGATCCATCGCTCATAATCAGAGCAATGGTGTAGGATTTTGCATCTACCTTGACCGCAACCCATTCGAGCGCATCCCGTCCGGCGGGACCAGCTGGTCCTGATGGTCCTTGCTCTCCGCGTAGACCTTTCTCGCCCTTCTTGCCGATTGGACCAACTTGCCAATCTGGGCCCGGACATTCGCTTGGATTGTCTTTACGCGCGACGAACCAAGATGAATTCAACGTAACAACGTCCAACTTCCGGTAAATGGCACCTCTCGCATAAGTGCCGCGAATGGTCATTGATTGGCCATCCGTACCTGCTGCTGCGATTAGTCGCCAATCTTTTTCATCGGGGCGTTGCGCCGTATCTTTGCGGGCTTGATAACTTGAACCTTGATATTGAACCACATCGCCTTCGTAAAAGACGGTGCCCTCCATCCAATCTTTTACTAGTGGCAATTTACCAGGAGGCCCACGCTCGCCAATTGGGCCTTGTAGCCCTTGGGATCCATCTAGCCCACGTTCACCACGTTCTCCTTGAGGCCCGATGTCGCCGCGTTCTCCGCGCGGTCCCATCTCACCCGGAGCACCACGCTCGCCTTGAGCGCCAATATCCCCGGGATCACCTTTGTCGCCTTTGATTCCGGGTGCGCCATCTAATCCCTTCTCCCCGGGAGGGCCAGCTTCGCCGCGCTCGCCCCCAAGGCCAGTCTCCCCCCTTTCCCCACGCTCGCCGGTCTCCCCCTTTTCCCCACGCTCGCCGGTTTGGCCCGAAGGTCCCGGAATACCCGGCTCGCCTTGGGCTCCCGGAGGCCCGGGAGGCCCGATTACGGTGTCGCCTGTCTCTCCCCGCTGGCCGGTCTCGCCGCGCTCGCCCTGCACACCCCTAGGCCCAATCGGTCCAACCTCCCCGGGAGGTCCGGCTTCGCCCCGTTCTCCGGGAAGTCCGGCTTCCCCACGCTCGCCCCGTTCTCCGGGAGGTCCGGCTTCGCCCCGTTCTCCACGCTCCCCGGGAGGTCCCGCAGGACCTATCGGCCCCGGTTCGCCCGCAGGGCCTTGTTCTCCGGGCGCGCCAGGGAGACCGGCTTCGCCACGCTCGCCCGTTTCGCCGCGCTCGCCCGCAGGGCCAATCGCTCCAACGGGTCCAACTTCGCCTTGCGGTCCTTGCGGACCAATGGCACCTTGCGCTCCTTGCTCTCCAACATCGCCACGTTCTCCTTTCTCGCCCATTGGGCCAATCGGCCCGGGCAATCCGTTGGCGCCAGGTTCACCTTGCAAACCAATCGGCCCAGGAGAACCTGGTTCACCGTCTTTAACTGAAGCCAATCGCGCAGCAACTTGATCGCGAATAGCTCCTCTCAATTCAGTAATCTCAGCACGCAACGTCGCAAGAATTTCTCGCGATTGCGCTTGTTGGAGTTCGAATTCACGTCGCCATTCGCGTTTGAGTTGCGCGAGCACAAAGCCGCCCGCGTCAAACAACGCATCACTAACCAATTCGTCGTTCATGGCGTTGTGTATATTCGATAAATCTCCTCGTGTATTCTCGTCTGACATCCGGTGGCCCTCTTGAATTGCTCTTTTGAGGAGCGGGCGGGGCGGATGGAGGCGATGGCGATGGGGGCGCTGATGGTGGCCCTGAATCCGGTGGAGGCGATCTCACCGGCTTTTGTATGGCTGAAGCCGCTGAGAGCGGCACAACCTGTTGTTGCACACGCGGTTCGTCTCCGTACTTTACGTCTGGTAGGCTTTCCATATTGCGCGCCTCATTCGGCGAGAAGATGCCGCCTTGAACGCCGCGCGCCAGCGCTTCAATCCGTGCTGTCCATTCTGATCGCAGTAGTGCTGCGGTATCAAACTCAACATAGTCGTCGGGTTGACCGTCCAGTTGGAACGTATGTCCAAACGCCTCTTCCACATGGTTGAGGGCGAAGCCCAAACCGGTCGCGATCCAAAATTGCATGAGCGACTCAGTAGACTTGAAGCCACTATGCTCCAATCCCAGCACCGCCATTGGAACCCGATACACCAAGGCGATACGCTCTTGTGATATCTTTGCCATCTCTGCAATGGCAGCATCTTTTGTCGGCGTTGACCAAGGAACAACCTTCAAGCCTGCTGTCAAGATTGGGGTCTTGCCTTGCGCCAAACCGGAGGATTGTTCATTCCATCGATCCCGCAAGAATTGAACTTGATCCTTGTCAAGTTGCATATCGGTAGATAACACGGCCGAGGGCCGAGCTTGATTAAGATAAAAACTTTGTTGCTGCGCGGTCATCGCATCGAGCGTACCCATATCACTCAATGCCGCTAGCAGCGGTGTCTCGCCTACAAGCGGTCGCGGCGTTCTTCGGTCAGTGTGGAGGCGGATGTGAAGAACGTCGCGCGCTGGAACGATCAATTGCTCCATGTCGCCTTTTAATTGATTTTCGATAACCTCATTACCGCCGAGCCGATAGAAAATATCTCCCGTCTCTGGCGCGATTTGTGGAAAAGACGATTGCGAATTCATTAAATGTAATTCATCAATCTCATATCGGTCATTGCGAAGGCACAAAGCATATGCATTGCCTTCGATGTAGAGTTGACGGACAGCATTTAGCAAGAAGTCCGACATCGTTTGATAAGCATTGGGATAACGCAAGACGCGCGATAGCGCGGAGTTGGTCACCCGATCACGTCCGCCTTTGTCATTGCTACGCCAATGATCCCCTGGGCACATAGCGACAGTTTGAGAATATGCCGAGACGCAAGCTTCCACAATGGCAGAGCGCGCGCCCGCTGGCAATACATCGTAGCCCTTTTGCCAGAAATTCCAATATTGCCCAACCTCGGCCGAAAGGAAGCCGCCGGTGACAGGCAAGTAATATGGGCCAGGACGATATTGACCCTCCGTGGCCTTGCCGACCACGGAGGTCATCATCTTGACGAGTGAACGAGCGATGCTCACGATTGAGAACGCGGCGGAATTGTGGTTTGCCGCGGCTGCGGCTGACCGGTCCGTTCCGGTTGAGTTTGCCGCGTCAACACCAAGCCAACTTGATAGTCCGGACCCGAACCATCATCTTCGTGCTTCTCAAGCGGCACCCCCATCATTGCAAGATCAAGCTCCTCTTGCGTCGGAGTGGGTTTACCTTTTGGGGTGCCTTCTTCTTGCGCCTTCTTGAGGCTGTCGCGCCGCTCTTGAATGACCTTCTTAGCCTCAGCTTCGTTTGCCATAACCGAACTCCTCATTGTGATAGGAATGACGTGAATGGGAGGTATCCTCCCGATTAGAAACTTGCGGGGCCGGTCTCCGTTCCGGCCTACCCAACTGTTGACGGCGAGACCACGCCTGGGGCTTTGCCGCAAGAGCATCGCGCTTACCAAGTAACGCCAGCAACCCAGCTGACCATTCCAGTCCGTCGCAATGTCCAATTGAGCGGCCAAATGAGCCGCAAGGCCAAGCTATCAGTCTGGAACATATTCTTGGCCGGAGAACCGACCACGGCCGGAGAACCGCTACCAATATCAGTCGGCGCGGTGTCGTCAAACACCAGCGTCGCTTGATCAGAGACCTCGAAGCGCGGGGCTTCCTCGCCAACGACCACAAAGTCAGCCGCATCGAGGAAGATGACCGTACCCAGCGGAACATTGCCGGATTGAATCACCGAATAGCCGCGCAAACGATTGGCCGTAATTTCATCAGCGAACGGAAACGCGCTGACGCCAGGAGCCGCAGTAAGCGAAATTGCCAACGCTTGCTGCGGGTTCATCAAGAACGTACCGGACCGGATATGGCCAGCCGTTGCGGTGAGGAGAGCGCCAGTAAGCTGCTTGATGTCGCCAACCAACGCATTGAAGCCGCCACCGGCGGTAGGCGTGAGGCCCGCGACCCCCGCGCGAAGACCCGGTGGCCGAATGGCTGTCGCCACATTGGTGTCAAGCAACACCGCGTCAATCGCGACACCAGTATCTTGCGAGATGCTATCGCGCAAGATACCCTCGATGGCCGGGACAGAATGCTCGTCCATCTCACGCGTCCAGGTCGTGATGACGCCCAGCTTCTTTGGGTTCATCGTCAACGGCGCGAATTGGCCTTGACGAACCGGAATGGGCTGGCCTTCTCCAACGAACGATCCCGCCAACGACGGCGTAGCCGAACGCGTCGGAATGACGACACGTCCAGCGCGACCGAAGTTAAGCGCGAGACCTCTCGACGCCAATTCCGGCATTACCGAAGACGGCTTCAGCAATTGCAGGAATTCGCCGTAGATAGTTTGCACGAGTTCAGCCGCCCAACCGGTAACCGAAGTCATCGCCGGAGCAGTCGCTGCCTTCATCGCATAGTCCGAGAACACCTTGGTAGCTTCATCATCGCCATAACCCGCCAGCCGCCGCGCGTCATCCATAGAGATGCGGCGAGTGTGAGAAAAAGCGGAGATGATGCCTTGGCGAACCAGATAGTCCAGCGGTGTGATCTTCTTTGTCGGCATACCGAAGGGACGTGAGCCGTTGCCGTTGCCGTTACTGGTAGTAGCACGTTGATCATGCAACACCGTGATCTGACGGCGCTGATCGCTCGACTTTGCCAGCCGCTCCTCGGCTTGCTTGAGGTTGTCGCGATTGCGCTCCGCGTTCTTGATCTTGATGTTGAGGTCCTCGGTGATCGCCATATCGTCATCGGTGACGTTAGTGTCGTCCACC